GCCTCAACAGCCTTGAGAGCACCAGCAAGGATTAAGAGAGGCATTACTGCCCTTCAGGAGTACTAAAAAGACCTTGTCGTTGCTGACGCAAGCGCATATCACGAATATTTAGACTGCGCTGATACTCAGGACTGACCATACGACGAGCTGCGGCTGCTTGAGCTGCTTCTCCTGCGCCTGCTCCAATGAGTGAGCCTGTTACACCGCTAGCGTAATCCCCGCCAAAAGCATATCCCAACAATCCGCCCAAAGAGCCTGCTAAGCCGGTACGACCTAATTGAGCAGCGTCCGTACCTTGTTTAACAGCTTTTGTAGTGAAGGCGTCTGGGAAATTACCTGCAATTTTACCAAGGGAGGCAATATCACCAGACATGGCACTATCTTTAGATGTAATTTTAGCTAAACGGTTGACGTCGATGATACCTGTGTTGAAATCGGTAGCGCCTTCATAAGCATACGACTTAGCCATCTTTTGACGAGCTGTGCGGAATTTATCCAACAGTTTAGGATCTGTAACATTGTTTTCGATCATCTGTTCTAATGTATTAGCTAAAGCTAAATTGGTATCCGCTACATCCAAAGCTTCAATAGATGCGCTTTTATTGTTGTACGTCTTACGAGCACGTTGACGCATAACTTGTACGTTTTTCAAGAGCTGTTCACCGTCTAAACCATTAGAAACCTTTTTAACGGCATCGTCAATGATAGCGTTAGTAGCTCGTGCAAACTTATCCGAACCAATCAAAGCTGCGTCAGGACGTAGCTCATTCAAGGCCTGTAAGGTAGCCTCATCTGCTGTCATTTTAGGAAGGCTTCGAATTTCGTTGTACGGTTGTGCTACTTTATCACGGGCAAGTTTAAAAGCATTAGAGCCGTTCAACTGAGTATCTGGAGGCAGATCCATCTCGTTTAAGGCGATTTTACGTACATTGTTTTTATTAACTGCGGCAATACGCTCAAGACCTTCCACACCGCCCATAGATGTTGTAATTTTTGCTCCTACAGATGGTTGAATATCTGTTGGCTTTAAAGCAATACCTAGACGTTGGGCTTCTTGTGCCGCTTCAATCTGAGGACCACGTGCGTAATCTTCTGATGATAAACGTTGTTGACGGGCTTTAATCTGCTCTTCAAAAGGAGCCGCTAAACCTGTTTTAACAGCCGTAGAAGCTTCTCTCAACACAGGAGTAACCGCCTGTGTACCTGCTTTTATAGCTGCTGGAACCATCAACGAAGCTGAGCTGATATAGCTTTCCACGTCAGCTTGAGGAACACCGGTCTTATCAGCAATCCACTTAGCACCTTTTTCAATATTTGTACCAATAAAATCTAGGAGTTGACGGCTACCTTCTGTCTGATATTCAGGAGTTTCAGTG